CTCCTTTATTAGGGAGGTGGTAGAAGTTATATGCCTTCTGGGCCAACCGGGCAGAATACCCAGGTTGGACACCAAGAAGAACATATAATTTGGCAAACAAGCTCCGGGTCGCGAGACCGTCTTTTGCACACCACCGACTCTCAATCTCTTTAATCCATTGAGCTGCCGTAAACCATTTCAGTTTACGACGGTTATCAACGATTAGGTTGATAGGAAGTCCGGTCATCTCCTGTCCTCTGTGTATCCATCTCTTGGCGAACTCATACGTATCAATTGATACATGTGTTTTCGATTCGGAGATAGATACGCCTAGCTGAGACATGATGTTCAGGTACTCCTTGGCAACGAGATCATTCGTTAGAACGATATCATCTCCAAGAAGTGCATAACTACAAAACGAGGGATTCAATCCCGCCCGTTTTGCAGCTATCCTGACCACGACGTGGTGAGCTAGAGCGAATACTGCCCAAGACGAATATGCTCCCATAGGCTGACCGCACTGGTATCGTACCAGGCCATCAGTCCACGGAACATAAAAGTCCCGGTCAGATATTAACTCAGCCCACGACGTGCTGTACTGTTCATCGTTCACGACAGCCGATAGAACTAACCGTTGGAATTCCAATGGAAATCTATCAGTGGCTGCCGTAAGATCGAATGAATAGTACGGACCTGTCTTAGGTAGGTGAGTAACAAAAGATGCTTGATTAAAGGTACAGTCACCTTTAATCCTCTTCAGCAAGGAAAACAATCCAAGGTGAAGAGGTCTTAAAGTAGACTGTGTCCAATAATCAAGGATTGCAATAATTCTAGCCTTCGCTTCCTTGTCTTTGATAAGACTGAGTTTACTCAGTAAGCCTTTCGGCTTCAGGTTAAACTGCTTATTCCAAAGATCAAGCGAGAGAGGTCGGAGTTGTTCAATCTGTTGATTCACTTTACCATCTGTCATATACTCCATATTCTGAAGCATACGATCAGTTAGTAAATGTAAATCACTCATCGCTCCCATCATAGCTTGTCCGTTCGGACCAGCTTTAGTAGAAAGATGAACCGATTCCCAAACGGGTTTCGGCATTCCCCAC